AGAGTAGTCATTTATTCCTCGTTAAAAACTCAGTATAAAACGGATTCGTTCGGTTTGTGCATCATCACGGGTTATTGGTGTTTTACTTGTTATGTATAATATTTTTCCTGAATACAAATCAAGTGTTGGATTCTGTATTGCATTTACAACACGAATTGCACCTGTATCTCGGCCTTTGATTGCAGAATTTACTGACAAAGTGCCACGAACATTATTTACATAAAGATGATTTTCTACGGTGTCAAAAGATATAACGTCCGCAGTAAATGTTGAATCTGCATAAGTTGCACCTTGATAAACAACCTCATCAACACCAAAATCACCTACACCAGGTGATGTTGTTATTCTTGTATATAAAGTATATGCTCCACCAGTTGCAGGATTTGTTGTTTCATGGAGATATGGATTATGTAACAATACTACTTGTCTAAAATCATTATCTGTTGGTAATATACCAGATTCATCTTGGTCAAATTCAACATTAAACATTAAATTAGATGCAGATAATTCATATACTGGATCATATCCATGACCATCATGTGGTGCAATAGAAACTAAAGCAGTAGCATTATTACCAACACCACCAGTAACATCTGTAAATGTTAAATCTGCATAGGTATATTGCATTCCTCTATCTTGAATAATAACATCAACAACACGGCCACCCGTTACATTTGCTTTTAATACCGCACCAGTACCATCACCATCTATTGATATAATACTCTGTGTTGCGCCATTAGTATAATTATTTCCAGCATTAGTAATAGTAACAATATCAATACCACCCGGAACTGCAGCTGCAGTAACAAATTTATTATTAACTACTGGCATCCAATCATCAGTTAAAAATCTTTGTTTTTGTACCGATGAAACAGTATACAAATATTTCCACTTATAACCATCTGCAGTTAAAACATATGGTTCTTCTAATGAAGTTGTAGATAATGATAATGCAGGTTCAGATGTAGAATTTGCGCTTGAGTTATTTGCTAAACATTTAAATACTTGATCTTTACTATTCAACACATAAAAATTAGTATTTGCTTCGTAAGTGTTATATTTTGTATTTGCAGTCCAATTATTCCTATCTACGACCAAAGATGCATTAGTATATGATAATTGTTTTGCCAATATACCATATCTATAATAATCATTCATCACAGCATCTGTTTCTGTAGGGGTAACTGGAACTTCAGTACCAGCATTCCAAGGCAATTGTTTACCTATAAATGCATACATGTATGATCTTCTTGATGTAGGAAGATATGAATTTGCCGTCAAATCTAATAGATTATAAAATTGTTTGGCAAGTAATACTTTTAAATTTTTTGTTATGAGTGATGACATAATTGTATTTATTTAACTTTTAAGACGTTTGTGACAATATTTGTAGTATTTGAAGTAAATGCAGTATCTACTTTAATAGTATTAGCATTTACAAAAGTAACAGTTTTAGTCTCATCAAAATATAAATTGATTGTCACATTATTTGCAGTAACACCAAGAGTATTTTGAGTAATTAGATATTTACTATTTGATACACTTAATACGGTTTCTGTATTGCCAGTTGATAAGTAAATAATATCACCATCAAGAATATCATTAATAAAGTTACAAGTATTACCAAATACTGTATTAGAACCAAGTGATATATTAACTGTATTTGCAACATTACGGTACACACCAGTAAAGATTACAACATCACCAACATTAACATAATTCATTAAATTGGCAGTTGTATTCGTAGTTGCATTAGCACCATATACAATATTAAATTTTGTTGGCAATGCTTTTATTGTAATGCTTTGATTAACATCATTTGCAGAAACATTTTCGGAATTATTATCAATTCTTGTAACAAAAGTTTTTGTACCTAATGGATGAACAATATCATTCAAAGGTTTCTTAAATTTATTGTAATCTGTTTGTGAATTAATCACATATGAGAAATTATGAAATTTATTACCATCTTGTATAAACTTATCTTCACTTATATGTCCATCAGTATTCAGATAGATACCAGGATATCTAATCAATCCATTTTCAAAGTTTGCAGTTGCCTTAGCACGACCATCACCATATACCGTTGTGCTACCCAAAACAACATTACCAGAAACTGTTCCATCATCTGATTTAATTGTTTTAGTTACATCAAATGTTCCTATATAATCAAACAACCTAATAAATCCAGTAGATTGAATAAAGTTATCAACATATGCAGAAAATGTTGTTACTGTATTAGATGTACCTTGATATACTTTAGTATTTGATACAAACAATTGTCCAGAAGTAACATTCTGTAAAGTTAAATCCATATTTCTTAATGATATCATAGGAGCTTCAACATAATCATAACCATAACTAACTACACGAATCGAAGTTATAGCACCAATTCTTGATGTTGTTAATGCATATTGTTCACCATCACCTAGAACTTCACTAACATAAACATTAGCACCAGTACCTGAAACTGTGTTTATTGTGATTGTTGGTAATGCATCTCTAGTATAACCTTCACCACCTAATACATATGCATTAGATGAATGATTGTTAATTGTTACTGTTTTAATACCACTGTTGCCAGCATGTATAGCACTAACATATGCATTGGCACCATAACCAGAACCACCAGTAAATGTTAATGTTTGACCAACGGCATAATTACTACCACCATTTGCAGTAACAATTCTACCTAATGATCCTATCTTATATAAATCATTTCTTACAATTTTATATACAGAAACACCAGAAACATCATTTGCAAAATTATTAGCAAAAATTAATGTATGTGTAGTAACACCAACAATTTCATAAATGTCTTCCATCTTATTTACAATATATAATCTTACATAGTTACCAACTTCAAATGATGCAGTTAAATCTTGCGTTAAATCTGTTAATATATTTGTATCTTTTACAATATTACAAGATGTTATAACAAGAACGTCATCATTAATTTCATTGTAAAAACTATAAGTATCTAAAGTTGGTTTTGCTCTGTATCCGCCACCACCTTGATCTAATGTAACAAATGATAATGGATATACATTAAATGATTGATATGTGCCAATATTAGAAATTGTAATAGCATTAGCAACATTGATGTTTGCATATAGTCCATTTAAAGTTTCAATGGACATATTTCTTAAATTTACTTTACGAACGACTGAAGTATCTACTAAATTTATAGATGCTTTTGCTTCTGCCCCATATGGCGCATTTTCAAATCCACCTTTAAAATCTAAAGTTGAAACTGATGCATCATAAGATGAACTTATTTCACTTGTCTTTCTAAATCCAAAACCTGGATTAGTCAATATAACTTCAGTAACAGAACCCTTTGTTGTATTACCAACGTATGCTAAAGCACCCACTGGATTATTTGCAGTTGGATTTAAACCACCTACAATAGTAACTGGATCACCATTATATGGTATTAATGGATCATATCCATTATAATACAAACCACGATTTAATGGATCAATTTTAATCTCTGATAACGCACCAATTAGACGACCTGATACAGTTACATCAACAACACCATTATTGTATGTTGCATCTACAGTTTCACCAGTCTCAAATAATCTTTCGACATTTGAAACATAAATTTCAATATATGAAATGCCTAATTGCCGATCAATAGATTCAATGACTTTTTCTACTACGGCAGTTGCTTTAGATATTCTACCTGTTATTTTTGTTTTTTCAATATTAAAGATATTGTTATCATCTGTATCAATTCTAAGTGCTAAAGGCAATACCCATTTACCATCAGATGCCTTTAATATGTCATCTTTTGGATAGTAAATGTCTATATTTTCATTATATAATGCACGAAATAAAAACTTTACTGAATCTTGTGTACCATTAGATTTATAAAATGTGGTAATTAATTTTAAAAATAATCTTTTATCTGCCAGTATATTCTCTGGAAAATAAGGCATTAAATCTCTCTTTAACAAATTTAGATAATCATTATCTGCTGTATCTAAATCTATAGAATCATTTAATGCTTTTATTTCATAACTAACTTGATTATTGGTTTCTAACCATTCATAATACTTTTGAAGAAATGTTACAAATATAGGATATTCTTCCCGAACAAATTCGGGTAATTGTCTCTCTACAATTTTAGAAGTTAAAACTTGATCCATTAGATTGCCAGTGTCTTAACTACAATACTTGTTGGGTCTTGATCATCCAATACTAACATTTTATTCAAACTAGATTGTATAATATTACTTATTGGTTTAATGTGTATCATAATATCACCAAAATCATTATTGACTGCACTAGGATTAAAATTATTAATATATATTTTACCTAGTTTATAATCAATCGTTCCAGTAACACCATTATTTTTGGAACTATTAATAATAACTTTGGTACTTTGACTACTGATCTCATCAGTTTTGTAGTATGAGATTCTTATTTGTCCATATCTACCTTGAAGAATTGCAAGACCTTCTCCTAATAACCCACCGCCTCCTGTAATCTGAACTGCTGCAGTTGTATAACCAACACCTGGTGTTAATACTGTAATTGATGATATTTTACCATTAACGATAGTTGCGGATGCTGTTGCACCTGTGCCGTCACCAATGATAGTTACTATAGGTGTAGATGTATA